GAAAGAATAGAAGTAAAGATACTGCTGGTATTGAACTAAACAACTTTACAGGTTTTCAAGTAGGAGCTGAAGGACAAAAGACAATCAATCTTAACGTAGAAGATAAAGTTGTTCAAGACCTAGCAGCTTTCTTAAAAGATGGAACTATGGTAAATATGACTCCGGGTGCCAAGGCTTCTTACTATGCAGTAAGGATGAATGGTAGTCGTAATGAACGTGTTTACTTTAACCTAGATACTTATAAAGACGCACCTCTTCGTTTGCCTAGTGAAGTGGAGAACCAATTCTATAAATACCTTAACTTTGAGTTAAGTAGAGCTTATGAAGACTCTAATGGTATAGAAAAGCAAACTGCCAAGCAAAAACGTGGTAGCCAGTTTATCATCTTTGATACAATTTTACCTAAAGGAAAAAACAGTTTACAAGAACAATTATTAAAATCAGTTAGTACTTCTGTGAAACCAAAAAGAGAGGCTGTTGCAGATGCTTTACAATTAATTGACTTGCCTACACTAGGTAGTTATCTAAATGATTTCTTTATGAAAGAATTAGATATGTACAAAGAAAGATTGGCAGAATCTATTAATGAAGGATACATTGAAAGAAACGCAAGAAAAGCAAACTCATCTACTCTAGAAGAAAGATTTAATCAAGTATTTCCTCCAACAGAGAATCTAGATGCAACTCTTTTAGACTACCTAATTAATGCTTATACACACCAAGTAGAATATCTCCACATATTTGTAGCGGATCCTTCTAACTTCAACATTAAAAAAGACGCATTAATTGATAATAACTGGCGTGAATTATTTAAACGTATTGGAGCAAGTATTTCTCCAGGTAGACAGCCTAGACTTGATAAGCAAGACTTAGATACATTTAATACTTATCTTCCAAGAGAATTAGAAAAACTCGTAGCACCTTCTACTGTAAGAGACTATGGTAAGAATTTTAACTACGTCCAATATAAAGACGTTGCAACTTTTACCGAGTTCCAAGCAAAACAATATCGTGAGAATGTTCTTAATAATTATGCAGATTATTTAGCTTCTGAGGATAAGAAAAAGAAATCAAGAGAAGAATACTTAACTCAAGCTGAAGAAAAGATAGGGAAATCACTAGACGCTGTAGCCAAACAAGATAAAGAGGCTGATGCTCAAGCATACATGAATGTTGACTTTATGCGTTACTATCTTAATTCTATTGGTGAGTGGAATCCTAAACTAGAAAAAGCGTATAAGAATGAAGTAGCTATTTTGCAAAAGATTCTTGCTTACCGTGAAAGTCAAGATCCTGAAGTTTATGCAGAGATTAAGAAGTTGATGGCTAAAACAGATTTAGGTATTTTGACTTCTTTAAAATTAGGTTATTGGGGCTCTCCTACTGAGAATGTAAACTATGTATCTTTAGGTAAGTATTCTGTATTTCCATTGACTCCTTCTTCTATGTTTGAAACAGACTTAGAAGATGTAATGCTAGACATGTACACAAAAGGAGTAGACTTTGCTACTTTTGATTCAGGTAGTAAGATGTCTTTACCAGTAGATTCTATTCCTTTTTATAAAGAAGAAACTATAACTGATAGTTACGGAAAACAAGTAACTATTAAAATGCCTAACCCAATCTCAAGAGAAAACATAGTAGAGTTTCCTATTGAGGGATTGAGAAGACAGCAATACATTGCTCCTAAATTTAAGAACGAAGTTACCTTAGCTACACAGTTGGTAAAACTTTTATTCTCAAACTTCTACCAGGATGGGGAACTTTTGCCAGCAATTGCGCAGAACGCTCGCTTAGCTAATAAAATTACCAATGCACAAAACACTTTCATCAGAAGTCTTGAGACAATTGTAGAGGCAGAGAAAGCAAAAATCTACACTCAAATAGGTGCTGAGGTTGTTGATGGCAAGATTAAGAGTTTTGACACAGCAATGTTTGCTGAATGGATTAAGAATGAGTTTGATAAAAAAGACTTACCACAATCTATCTACGACTACCTAGAGGTAACTGAAGGAAGATTTCATCTACCAATAGACATTTCTCCACAACGTTCTTTGTTTGAGAGTGTATTAGCAAGTTCATTAAGTAAAAAGGTAATCAAACCTAAGATGTTTGGTGAAGCTTACATTCAATTAGCTTCTACCGGATTTAATCAAAAAAATACTCGTTTTACAAACCCAACTAAAGAACAAGTAGCTAAGTATGGTGTATCAGGACTTAGGGATTATGGCCGTATAGTAAATGGTAAACATCAACCTGCGGACATTAAACTAGCATTTAACAAAGCCAAGTATGGGGCTTTGCTTAATTTGATGCATAATGGTGAAGTGATCGGCACAGTAGATAGATTGAATGAAGCATTAATGGATGACGTGTGGGTAGAAGAACACTCAGCTAAAATAACTATAGTTGGTGTACGTATTCCTGTACAAGGATTCAACTCTATGGAATTTATGAGAGTGCGTCGATTCTTACCAGAAACTGCCGGCCCAATTATTATTGTGCCTCCTTCAATTGTAACTAAGTCAGGATCTGACTTTGATATTGATAAATTGTTCATGTATGAACCTGAGTTAGATGACGAAGGAAACTTAATCACCACAAGCAAAGAAGTAGCTAAGAATCCTAAAGGTGTTTACAATTTTGTACAGTTCCGTAATGAGAACAAACAATTACTAAATAATGCTCGTAAAGTTCTTGCAAACAAACGTGACGAGTTTATAGCTAGATTCCAAGAAAACAAACCTTTGATTGATGTTTTTGATTCCTTTGTTGCTAATAACAACATGGTATTTAAGGTTAATCCAAAAAACAAAAACACAGCCTCAGAAGAAAAAAGTTTAATGGACAATGCATTAACTCAGTCTTTACTTTTAGAAGAAGCAGTAGCTGCTAGTAAGCAAGATCCTGAAATTATTGAGTTGACTAAAACATTAGCTAGTCTTAGAGCTGCTTACCAAACATACAAGGAGTATACTCCTAACATGATTAAAGCCGGAGCTTCTAATGAGCTTATACAAGTGATGTCTGATATCTTATCAGAACCTGCTGTTTTCTCTGAATTGATTCGTCCTAACAGTTCACCTATCTTGACTGAATTAGCGGATAAGTATGATGAGAAATATAGAGGAGGTAAAGGTAAAATCAATGCTTCTCGTATATTCAGTCCTAACGTTTCTTTGCAAATCTTTGAAGAAATTGCATCAGCTAAAAAAGCACTTGGTATTGACGCAAAAGCAAACGCTTTGCATAAACTTTACCAACAAGTAGGTTTAAAATATACTGAAGAGTTTTTCTTAAATAACTTTAAGATGCGTGCTAATATTGATGCAACAGAAGTTTCTCTTGGTTCAGTATATGAGGCACCAAACCCTTATAGATCTAACGAAGATCGTTATTTAATATCTTCAGTTATTGACGAGTTTATTAATGGACACGTAGATGCAGAGAAAGAAGACTGGATTAACTACTTTAACGCAGATAAGACTAGAACAGCTACCATCCAACAGATGTTGTTGAATGGTACTCCTATTGAAGATGCGTTACTTTTAGTTAACCAACCTATTGTCCACCATTATATTAAGAATAAACGTCTTAATGAAACTTTAAGAGCCCTTGGTGTAAAACCTAGATCGGTAGGTTCTTATATTACTGAGGGTCTTAAAATGACAGGACTATATGAAAGCTACGCAGTAATTTCTAAAACGGGTAGATTTAATTTAAGTGCAACGATTCAGAATATGCTTTCTGATGACTTCTTTAATAAACATATCTATAACTTTAATGAGGAAAATTACACTCCAACTACAGATATGTCAAGAAAAAGTTATGATGATGTCATAAACTCAAACAACTTTGAGGAGATAATTCCTCAATTAGCTTTCTTGACTCAGTATTTTCTTATAGAAGAGCAAAATAAAAACTTATTAAATCTTACTAGTGTTGTGGACTTTAACACAGCATCTTATCGTAATTTAAATAGTTTTCATAAAGTTGCACAAGCTGTAAAAGAAGCTGAAAATTTTGTAAACAAAGATGGATTAGATAAACTTATTGGTCATAGTGTTGTGTCAGCATTTAATATTACTGGTGAGGCTATTACTATGGGTAAACAAATCTTTGATGTAATGGGAACATCTGAGTACCAAGATTTTCTAAATGATTTTATTGAGAAAAATGGCCAGTCTTGGGACATGGATACAACAATTGCTGAAGTTAATTCACTTAACAATGCTATTGTTCATTCTTTAATTCAAAGATATTCTAACCAAGACGGAGTAGACTATTACGAAGAGTACGGCCCAAGGTCTAAGTACTTAACCGTAAGAGCCCCCGGTAACTTAGCAGCAACTTATTCTAAATTGTTTAAGAAATTTGCCAAGTATGATAAAAACTTAGCAACATTTGTACGTACTAACCTTTTCCTAAAAAACTTCCGTAAAAAAGATGTAGAAAGTACAAACAAGTTCTATGTTGCTATGCAAACTAATGAGAAAGATCCAGTGACTGTAGATGCCATCCAAGCATCTTTTATTGATGGTCTTAACTATAATTACTCTAAGCCTATTGTAGTAAATGGAGAAACTATAGATTTAAATGCAGAAGTTCAGAAATTTTTCCAAGATGTAGCCAATGCAACTATTGTAGGACAAGGTTATAGTATTAAGTACAGAAGTATTCAACCTTACTTACCTGTAGTTTCATTAGACTCTGCTGTAGGTGCAATGGACCAGTTACGCTTACTTAAAGATACTATCTTTGGTGATGAAACTGGATTAACAGAAGAAGAGAAAGAAGCTAATAGTCAAGCGAGAGCTAATTTTATTAATAACTTAGACTCAGTTAGAAAACTTTATGTAAAACAAGCTTATGCTAAGGGAGTTAAAAGCTTAAATAGAATTAAGTTTTTCCCTGATTATGTGCAAACAGTTCAATCTAAAGGCATACAGATTAGCCCCACTAAAAAAGGTATTGGCGCAATGTTGACTCCGAACACTAAAGAATCTAAAGTTCTTAAGTCTAAATTCCCAATAATGTATGAGGGTAAACAATACGATGACGTAATGGCTGTCTATAATGCTTATAAGTTAGGATATGAGATAGAAAGCAAAAGAAATAATAATAATCTTTTGGTAAAACTTATGTCAGACATCTTAGCAAAAAGATTTGTCCAATATCCTAGAATGTTTGGGTTGGTGTATGACTTAGGTGGAGTGTCTGCTTTGGAGAAAAGTTACTATAAATCTGCTAAAGGTTTACCTGCTAAAGCATGGTCAACTTCTGAGTTAGGACCAGGTAATTACATCCAATCTTTAATCAATGCCTATAACGAGGTAGAAACAGAATTAACTCCTGCTTGGTTAGAAACAAAAAAGAAAGCTGTACCTGCAGAACAACAAGAAGATTACCAAGAAGGTGAATTAGTAGATGATGCTGAGTATAACAAGTTACTTAAATCACAGGCTGAGATGGATGACAACATTATGATTGATCCTGGTCAACCTACATTTGATGTGGAAGATTTGGGAATACCTTTAAAAGGTAAGGGTAAACAACCTCAACCAATTGAAGAAACTGTTGTAGAAGAGCCAGGTATTGATATTGGAAAAGATATATCTTTAAAATATTCTGAGATTACTACAGAAAATCTTGTTAGAATAATGCCTAACAAAACTCAAGAGCAGTTAGAATTTGTAGTAAAAAACTTAAGAGATAAAGTGCAATCAGACAATCCTGATTATGACTTTACAAATCTCTGCTAATAAACTATATTTGTATTAACATGGCAAGACATTGTACACTAGCATTCAATAATCCAGTAACCGGCCAAAATCATCCTTCTTTGGTTGGTTACTTATTGAATCAATATGGAGTTTCTGAAGAAGTAGTAGCAGAGACTTTAGAAAAAGGATTTCCTTATATTAAAAGCGATGGAGTTAAATCCTGGGGCAGAGAGACATCTGAAAGTCCTTATATTGAACCTAACATACTAGATATCCTTTCTCTTTTTAAGAGTTCAATTCCTACAGAGTTATCTAACTATGTAGTTCAAATGCAACAGTTCTATAATAAAAAGAACTTATCATTAGATACTGAGTTAAATCTAGGACAACTTAAAAAGTTAATGAATGCTTCTATAGGAGAAGGACTTACTTTAGAGTATGAGGTAGTAAATCCAGAAGCAATGCCTTCTGAACGTCGCTACACGGTATACCCTATGCCGTCTTCTGAAGAGACTCAGTACATTGAAACTACTTCTTTGTTTAAAGATTATGATGAGTACTACAAAGAATTAGGCAAACCAACTGCTGTTAAGAATATTACCAAGTATGTAGACATAGTTAATCCTAACATTTACAATACTGTACGCAAGATACTTACAGACGAGGCTACTCCTCAGTATGAAAAGGATATCATAAATGTCTTAGTAAAGTTACTAGACATGAACCAAGACATCGAATTTAATTTAAGTTACGATGCTCAGTTCACAAAGAATGAAGCAGGAAGGATAATTCCTTCATTAGGTAGGTATGATATATTTACAAATAGACTTACTCTTTTCTTAGGTAATATTAGTGAGTTAAGTCCAGATGAGATGAGACAATTGCTTATCCACGAGATGGTGCATTCTGTGCTTGCTTCTACCTTAGAGAATCCACAAACAACTGCAGAGAAAGTATTCACTTCAGAGATTAGAAAAATTTGGGAATACTACCAACAAAAATATAAAGACCAAGAACCTTTAGGAAATCTTTACGGTATCAAAGATCACCATGAGTTTGTATCAGAGTTCTTGTCTAATCCTATCTTTAGAGAAAGTATTGTAGAGTCGGCTCCTGAAGTCCATGGAAGTATTTTCCAATCGATTCTTAACTTCTTTAAAAAGTTACTTGGGATGCACTACCAGCAAGTAGGGAGAAGAGTAGACAGTCAGTATGTAGATTCTTTGTTAACTGATTTGTTTGAGAACATATTAGATAATAATAACTTAAACACTACGCTTGTTTATAATGCAGACTACTCATTCAACTCAGCTGCCAATAGTAAAAACTACCAACAGTTTATTGAGACTCTTCCAGGTACTCCTGGTTATGAGGTAGATGCATTTACCGAAAATTTAAGAACTTTTTTAGAAAGTGATGCTATAGATTGGAGAGTAGTCTACCAACACGCTAATCAACAAGGATTTAATATCTATGGACTAGAATCTGCCATGGATAAACTAAACTTAATTGTCCCTGATGATATCCCTGTAGCGGATTTGCAAAAGTCTTTTGAAAGTTTACTTACTCATTTAGAAGAGACTACGTTCTTTTTGCGTAATCTTTCTACTGGATTAACTAATGCACAAAGAGACAAATCTCTTTCTCCTGGTGACTTGTACTCAAGATCATATCACGCAGCTAAGATAGGTGAGTTCTTTTTAGCTTATACCAAAAGATTTTCAGAAACCTTATTTGGTATGGATATGCCACCGGCAGATACAGCTATTGTAAAATACCTCAACAACATTAAAGCAATATCTAATGTTTTGAAAGAACAATTGAATGAGGTACAAGCAAAAGCTGTTGCAGGTAAACTTACACAAGACCTTTACCAACAGACAGCAGATATTCGCAATATCCTAGAAAAGAACATCAAAGAGTTTACTACCAAATTAGCAAAGGCTAAGACACCTAGCGAAAAGAAACAGTTTGAGAAAAGACTAAAAGAAGAAAAAGAAAGACTAAACATAATCTCTAGTCCACAAAATCTTGAAAGAGCGTTGCTAGGTTTACTAACCGTAGGTCCTAAAACAAGAACAGGAAAATTAGCTTATCAGATAGGTTCAATATTTGAGTCAGCTGCTATATCAGGTAATCTTGTAGCAGGTACTTTAGATTCATTTATTAATAATCTTTGGTCAAAGTCTACGCAAGAAGCATTACAGTTTCAAGGAGCAATGAAAAATCTTGCAGAAAGAATGCAAGCACATCTAGCTTCACAAGGTGTTAACTTTACCACAGGACTAGACCATAATAAAATCTTTATGCCTTTCCTAAGAGAGGTAACTATGGTCGAGATTGTAAAAGGTAAACTTGTAGAAAGAAAAACCCTTGTCTTGCAGAGTAAAATGGATGAGGTTGGGTACATGAACGCATGGACTACAAAAAAGTTTGCAGTTTCTCAACTAGAAAACAAACGTAACAGAACATCTGAGGAAGATGCTCAATTAGAAACATTAATTACTGACCTTACAAACTTTGAAGAAGCTAACTTACAAAGTTACTATACGGATGAGTATCATAGAATTCAATCTTTGTTATCACCTAGAGCTAAAGAAATGCGTCAAGCAATCATTGATCAGATGCGTAAGATTCAGATTAGCCCTATACAAGGAGAAAACATAGAAGAAGATTTAGATAAGTTAGACCAACTAAAAGTCGAGTTAGACGCATTAGAACAAGACACAGATGAATACGGTGTACTTAAATCTCCTGAGGCAATAGAAGTAGCACAAAGTATTCGTGCGTGGAAAGAAGAACGTTCCGCAGCTAACTTAATCCAGTACGAGGTAAGTGAAAGAAACTTAGCCGTATTTAAGAATAGATTTGGTAGTTTACAGGAAGAGGTTGCTCAAGCCATTGAGACTTTAGATGAGGCAATGAAGAAGTCAGACAATGCACAAATACAAGTAGCTCAGGCAAAATTAAATAAAGCCGAAGCAGACTTAGCATTGTTCAAGAAAGCAAACGTAGTAAAGAAGATTTCTTCACAGTTCTATGAAGATAGAGCAGATATCTTAGATGCTATTGCAGAAATTCAAAAACAATATAGGCCAGAAACCCAAGGAAGAACTATTTCTGACATTTACCAAGAGTTATTTGCACTTCTTAAACCTTACAAAAATAAGAATGGTGAGTACGAAGGTTCAAAAGTAATTACAGAATACCAAGAATACGTAGACGAGAATGGAAATGTAATTCCTATGAATATCCCAAGTGTAATTAAGAAATTACAGGAGGAGATAGAAGCTATTAAAAGTACTTTCGACAATTCTGCAGAAATTGCACCTGAAGATAAAAGAGCTTTAAAGCAGCTTTATGAACAGTTGAATGAAATGCAGGAAAGAACTACTACAGAAGACTATCAAAAAGCCACAAACATCCAACTTAATATTGCCCGTGCTACTTTAATTTCTAAAAACCCTAACTATTTTGTAGGTAAAACAGAACAAGAAGCTAACAATGGTATTATTCGTGAGATGAAAAAGAGTGAGTGGTATAAAATGAATCATATAAAAGTACAGCAATTTGATGCTAATACCCGTCAATATAAGTCTGTAATGGTTCCTTTATTCCATTGGCAAGTAACTTTACCTACAAATGCTGCTTATATTTCTGAGACAGAACCTTCATTTAGATGGTACACAGCTACAGTAAATAGTGAGGTAGATCCAAATACAGGCAAACCTAAATACATTAATCCAGAGGTTAAAGAAGCTTATAACTCCAAGAGAGTAGCTTTAAGACCAGATAGTATTTATATAAACAAGTCTTACGACAACATAAAAGGTGAAGCAAAAGAAATTCTAGAAGAGGTTATTGCTTTATATGAGTCTCGTCAAAAACCATTACCTAGAGTACTAAAGAAGGGATTAGAACTTCCTTCTGTTCGTAAAGAAGGATTAGAGACTGCTGGAGAATTAAGTGTAGAAGGTATTTGGGACGATATAAAAGGAGGCGTAGGAAATATTATAGACTCCTTACAAGGAAAGAATGAAGAAGAAGATTTAGCAGAAGGTGATTCTTTGCTTGGCAGTCAATCTCAAGTTAATCAGTTTAAAGATCGTTTACATTTAAAGTATGTAAAACCTATCGACTCTAGCCAGATGACAAAGAATTTCTTTAATTCTATTACTCAGTTTGGTTCTGATGCTATTCGTTTTCAAAACTTGTATAGTAACCTTCCATACATTTTAGGAGCTAGAGATTTAGTAAACCGTGAAGAGTTTGCAGGTAAAGACAGTACTACTGCAAGAATAGTAAATAATTTACTGGAACGTAAGATTAACGGACAAGGTAAAGTAACTATGTCTAATGTAGCTATCTTAAATGCAGTAGGATTTACAAGTGATAAAGTATTAGGATTAGGTGCTAATATGGCATTGTCTTTAAACTTACCAGCAGCTATTAAGAACTTCACAGCAGGTACTACTAATATGTATGTACAATTAGGTCGTTTTGGTGTGAGTAGAGCAGATATACATAAAGCAATGTTGAAGAATGCTGGTCAGTATATGAATCTCTTGAATGCTGAGTTAGAAGAAGGTAAGAATACACCTTATATGTTAAAGATGAAATACTTTGGTGTAATGACTGAAGATACTCTAACTGCTGGTGGTAAGAAAATCTTTGTAAGTACTTTAAATAAATCTGCCAAGTATAATCCTTTAAAACATTTAACTTTCTTTAGACAATTTGGTGAGTTTGAAATGCGTAGTGCCGTAGCAGAAGTTCTTTCTAAACAACACTTAGTAAAACTTAATAACGGAAGTTATGTACCTATCCTAGATGCTTATGAGATTGAGGGTAATATGATAATGCCTTCAGCAAATATTGCTAACCTTGACGAGTTCTTTGCACAAGAACAGCACTATAGAAACAGAATGAACGCTATCAACTCATTGATTCATGGTAATTATGGTGCTATGGATAAAGCAGAGTATAGCCGTTACTCATTAGGTCGCCTACTAATGTATATGAAAGGATGGTTAGGCGGACAATGGTTATCTAGGTTTGGTTCTAGAAGAATGGCATATAGTGCCGGTATAGAGTTTGAAGGTATGTATCGTACTGTATTCAATGCTGGTAAATTACTTTATGGTGTTAAAGGAAACTTTGCCGCTACAGGTCGCCTACTAACTAGTGCCGAGAAAGACAACTTAGTTGCAGCTACTATGGATACTGCTGCGATTACTGTTATGATGGCTATGGCTAAGTTACTAGCAGCTGCTGTTTACTCAGACGATGATGACGACCAAGATAATTTAGCTGTGTACTGGTTACTTTATAATGTACTTTACCTTGAAGATGAGTTAAGTTCTTTACATCCTCTCTTTGGTTCTATATCTATGTATTATTCTCGTGTACAGAATAACGTAGATGGTAAAAACATAGGAGAGTATCTTTTAAATAGAAACTTTGTACAACCTTACAGAGGAGTTACGGACGTATTAAAATCTTTGTGGGAATTTACCGTAGGAGATATTGATATGTTTGATGAATATGTACCTCGTAGTAAAGAAGGCCGTGTACTAAACCCTAAGCGTTACCAAAAAGATCCTTTCTTAGATGGCCAACCTGAAGTTGTTGCACGACTAAATAAACTATGGGCACTCAACAATTCTGTAAACTATTTCTACGGAGGTTCTGAGTACTTGTATCGTAGATATGAATACTCTAATCCTAAGTGGTTTGTACCTTCATACAACGATGACAAACGCCAAGCTCGTAAAGGAGTAGATGCCGCTAAGAAAGAGATTAAGTCAATCAAGACAGAAATGACTTACATAGAAGATCCAGAAACTATTTTTTCTTTACAAGAACGAATTGATAAGTTACAACAAACTATTGATGAAGGTAAAGAAAAAGAAGACATTCTGAAGAAAGAATATGATTATAGTTCTGATAGAAAATAAGTATTGAATTATTTCTAGATAAACTTAACTTTGCAATATCGGGCGAAAGCCGGTTTTAATACGAAAACAAAATGGATGCTTCACAACAATCAAACGAACAAGCACGTCGTCTTAGGATGATTGCTGCCAACACTGGCCTTTCTGTAGGATCAGGAGGATTTAAACGTCACGGTGTAGAGACTGTAACTGCTGTTAAATATTCTGCCCTTGTGGTACAAGAAGATACAGTCTTCACTGAGTTTAAAGTAAATGGTATTTCCTTACTATCAGCTAATGGTATGTCAGGTGTAACTTTTAAACAAGGTGCATTTCTTCCTGCTCAAGCTGGATTTATTACAGACTTTACTACTTCAAGTGGTAGTGTAATCGCTTACAAGTAATGATTGGAATTGGTATAGGTACAGCTAGAGTAATACCTAGTGGCGGAGGTGTGGTTGTTTACGATACTTCGTATCAAGCAATCCTTACCTATGCTACATCTCAAGGATACACTCTACCTAGTTTAGCACAAAGAACTAAATCTAATCAATTTGTAATAGATTTAAAAGCAGCTGGTTTGTGGACTAAGTTAGACTCTTTGTCTATATTTAAAACAGATGGTAATGCAAATTTTGCATTAACAGATTGGAAAAGACTAACTACTCATACCCCTGTTAATGGACCTGTATTTACTTCTAATGTAGGATTTACGGGAAACGGCTCTAGTGCTTACATAAATCCTAACTGGAACATAACACAAGCTACTCAAGCTATCCAAAACTCTATTTTTCATGGAGTACTAACTAATAGTATACTTCCTAATGTAGATACAGGGTATCACGGAGGAGGTAGTAGTCCTTATAATATTATCAATACCTACTCTACTGGAGGCTCAGACGGATTTTATGCCAATGGTGCAGCAATTAATATTACTCAAAGAATCGCTGCTTTTAGAGCTGTAAGTCGTACAGCAACAAATGCCGTCTACACTTATCAAGACGATATTATAGATAACTCTCCTTTTACTAGTTTTTTAAGTAGTGCGCCTTCTCCTGGACCTATTTACATTATGGCAAGAGGTGTTCCTACGCCACAATGGCACGCACCTTCAAACGTAGAATTTAAAGCAGATTTCTGGGGAGCAGGTTTAACTCCTTCAGAAGTGGCCACATTTAGAACTTTATTAAACAACTACATTGCTTCATTATGATAGTCCTAACTCCTACCCCCGAACAGTACCAAGCGTTAAATAACTATACAAATGGTCTAGCTAAACTAGAGTTTGTTAAAGATGGAGCAGATAAATGGATTGTTGGATTAAACGTCCTAACAGATCCAGACTTTGCAGCTATCCATAGCCAATTAAGTGTGTTACAACAAATAGAATTTACTCCTATTCCTAATACTATTTAAGATGGCATTACCAGTTTCATTTAACGAGTTTAAAAAGAATCCAGTTGCCGCTGTTACATTCTGTATGTTAGCAGTAGTTGCATTTCTTTACTATGATTCTATTTCTACGAGAAAAGAAATCATAGCTGACTGCAAGAAAATTAGCGAAGCTCAGGCTCTTAAATTAGAATCTTTAGAACGCCAAGTTAAAAAAAGTGACTCCTTAATAGCAGTTTATAGTTACGAATGTAAATTTTACCTACAAGCAATTGAAGGATATAACGATGTAATATTAGCTAAACACAAATGAAAACATTTCTTCTATACTCAAGCACAACTCTTCTTGCTTTTCTAGGCACTTACTTTCTACAGTTAGGTGCAGATAATGCAGAACAATACTTAGCAATAGTTGCTGTTGTTTTTATTGATGGATTCTTTGGGGTATGGGCTGGGACTAAGATGGAAGGATTCAGAACCAACAAAGCATTGAGTGTACTTAAAACTTTGTTAGTTTGGGTATTTATGCTTACAGGTATTTTGATGATTGAGAAAGGTTTTCAAGGTACGTTCTGGTTAAGTGAAACTATTTGTGCTCCTTTCATTCTTTTTCAGCTTATAAGTGCTATGAAGAATGCAGCAAGAGCAGGTCTTATTAAGAACGAACTACTGCAAACTATACTAGAAAAAATCGACCAACATAAAGTAAATGAAAAACAATAGCTCAAAAAGCCTTATCATTATTTTATTATTAGTTATAGCTTTATTGCTTTGGAATAACTTCCGCATATCTAATAGTCATAATGAAGACAAGTTCATACATTATATGGACTCAATGGAAAAACGCAATGAGACTTACTTTAGTAAGATTGACTCATTGTCTACACTTAAACACGAACAATTTAGTTACTATGAAAAAATCAATCTCAAGTATGACACTATTCAGATTGCTATTGATACTATGCCTGACATTGACGGCACCAAGTATCTACTCACAATCTCTAGACAGCTTACCGCTAAAGGAGTTGAATAACGAATTCCTAAAAGGAATCAAAGCAAGAGAACGTGTAGTTGTTCTTAAGACTGTTATTCATTTAGACAGTCAGCAGATTAATCTTTACAAAGACTCGATCGTGCCTAGTTATCAACAGATGATAGAAGTGTCTAAAAAAGAAGTCACCAACCTTAACAGAACTATTGACCGCCAAGAAGCAGAGATGAAACTATATCGTTACGGTTTTATTGGAATGTCTATACTTGCTATTCTTGGATTTATATTTTAACTATGAAAAATTTATTACTAAGCTTAACCTTTATCTTAGCTGGGCATTTAATTGCCCAAAGAGATAGCGTATTTATTAAAACTCCTATATACTCTTGCGTATACTCAGAAGTTCTTCAACAACCTAAGCGTGTATGGTACACAGTACAGTGCCCTACAGGATCTTATCCTCGTAAAGGAATGGACTTCTACACAGTAGATAGTGTTAAAACTTCTGACTCAAAGGATTATGAAGCCAACGTATGGGACAAAGGACACTGTGCCCCGGCTGCTGACTTTAACTGCACAAAGGAAACCTTATGGCAGACATTTTCGTATTTAAATTGTATTCTCCAGCACGAGAAACTAAACAGAGGTGCTTGGAGACTATTAGAGGCTTATGAGAGGCAATTAGCCCTCAAAGGTAAGGTAAGTGTTCAAATAGATGTAATATACGCTAAGAACGCATCTAAATTACCTACAGGTGCTACTATACCTACTGCCTTTAGAAAGACAATTAATTTTGATAATAAAAAAGAAATCTATTACTTTGTAAATGAAGCACCAAAGTCAACTGACTTTAAACTTTATTTAGTAAAGTAAAACATGGATTTACAAGGACTT